CCTGCAATCATTTCAGCTGTTTGCCCTAATATACCACTAATATCAGGGCTATATTTAGTTTTCATAGACTTAACAGTTAAACTAGCTGCTTTAAAGTATCCTGCTGGATTTACCTCAGATAAAGCTCCACCTATATTACCTTGTAATACTGTTTCAAGCATCAACTGATTTTTCTCATCCTCATCATTATAAGCTGCACTATCTATACTTATTTCAACGTCTGTAAAAGCTACTTCACTTTCCCTAGTTGGAATAGGCGCAATTATATAATTACCTTTTTCGTCTAATTCAGGTTTATTTGTAGCAGGATTTAAAACTTCTTCCCAAACAAATTGCATAATAGGTTGGCCATTTTCGTCGAATTCTCCGGACCACATAGTCATAGGTTGGTTTAAAGCAACCCAACGCTCACCTGTACTATCATCAGTTATTCTTAAAGTTTGTTCTGCTGTATAATATTGCTTTATTAAATGAATACAATCCCAACCCATCAATCTATAAAATTGTTCTATTCTTACTGTTAGATATCTCAAAGATAACGTAGTAGAATTTTGCTGTAGTTTAACTTTTCTACCGCTATCTGAAGCAAAAGCCATGCCTAAGAAACTATCATTAATACCTAAAACTCTTTGTATACGGGCAAAAGCTTTTTCTATAATAACATACTGGTCAGCTATCTCCTTAGTCATGTTTTCTATTCTAATCTTGTTAATATTCTTAACTTGAAGAATACCATTAACACGATTAACTTTATCCGCAAAATCCTCTATATCGTCAACAACTTTGTCTTCAACAATAATTTTTTGCGTATTAGCCATGAGTTGAATTTTAAGTATAGCTTGATTTACAGCCTTTTGGCTCTCAACAACTTCTCTAAATATGCCATAATGCTCTGCTAAACGACTAGTATTTAATTTATGTACACGATAAGGGTTTTTAACTTCTTTATGTGTTACTTCACTTCTCTTTAATTCTTTTTCTCCACACCAAAAAATAGACCAAGACTTACCTACTTCATCAGTTATAATAGTGTGAACTAAACAATAATTATTAAAGCGTTTAAAATCACCATCAAATACTTTACCAAAATTATCTTCAAATTCAGCTTCATTAATGTTTAAATGATTTTCATAAGCTTCTAATTCGTCTATTACTTCCTTCTTATTAGGGAACATAGTTCTTAATGCTTCTTCTGTTACCCACTTCCACCTATGAATAAATCTTGCATCGCTATAATCCTCAAGTTTAGACATAGGGTCCAAACATATTTCTTGCCAAGGCACATGGGATAAAACAATCTTTTTAATAGTTCTACCAAATCTATCCTTTCTACCTGTTTCTATAACATCTATATAACAACACATTAAACCTGCTAATAGTCCATCAAGTTTTATTTTATCTCCTTCTGTTTCCATATGATTAGTTCTCATGACATAAGAAACTACATCATTTAATAAATTAGCCGTATCTATATCAACATAATCTTCTGGGCTAACTTTTACAGTATTAACTACTGTAGAATAATAACCTAATAATAATCTACCAAACAATTTAATAACGTTAAAAGTTTCAGCTGGTTGACCGCGGTTAGCTAAAGTTGCTAACTGCTCTCTATTATACTGTCTATTATGATACATATCGTCAACCTCTTCTCCTTCAAGGCGACTATCATAATAAGTGTCATAACTTATTTTAAATGTATCTCTAATAGTGTTTAAATCTGTTTTCATTAGTCTGCGGCTCCTTCAAATATTGAATCTAAAGAAGGTTTTTGTTGAACAGGTTGTCTACCTTCTATATAATCAATTCTTTGTTGTAAAGCACTTCTTATATTATTTAATTTGTTTCTATCTGCGCCAACCATAACATGCATAGTGTAAGGATTACCTAATTTTGCAGCTGAGTCTAATTTATCTTGTACTTGAGTTAAAGCAACTTTAAACTGTCTCAAAACTGGCCCTAGTTTTTGTTTATTTGTACCAAAAGCTTCATTAAATGCTTTTATTTCACCCTCAGTTTGAGCAGAGCCAAATAAAGCATGTTTTAGGCTATTTCTAAAACTTGCCATAGCAGCTGTTCTATCTGCTTTTGGTACAGATTCAGATACATATTTTTTAAAATCTGATAATGTTTTGTCAACTATACCTGTTTGTGTTGATGAAAGTCTACTAGCAGGGCCTGCTAAACTTATCAGCCCTCTAATCTCAGTTATGTTTTCCTTATCTTTTTGAGTAAGTTCTGTGCCTTCAAGTTTATTAATTTTAACAACATTTTGCCATGCTTTATTAAAATTCTTTTCATTCGAAAAATCAGTATTAAAGAAATTATCTTCACCTCCAAACTTGTTCAATAAATCTATAGTTTGGTTTTCTGCCGCAACTAAATCCTTTTGTACTGTTGTAGACCCATCAGTTCTTAGTTTGATAAAATTTTCTTGTATTTTAGTGATTAATTCTCTCTCTCTAATGTCTAAACCACGAGATTGATTTTTGGCCTCTTGTTTAGCTAAATCAACTTTTGTGTCTTCATTTTTATTTGTAGTACCTTGAGCAGCATTTGCGTTACCACGAATAAAGTTTTGAATAGTAGCAATTCTATTATCTAAATATTGTTTTTGCCTGTTGTTTAAATCTTCTATATTAGGTGGATTAACCATAGACTGAGGCCCCATTTGCTGGCCTTCTTGTATAGCAGTATTATCTACGTAATAACTTTCACCATTAGAAAAATTATTTAAAACAGTTGATACATATTTTTGTGTATCTAACATTGGGGGTACACCGTTATGCTTATCTACATTAGCCTCACCCCCTGCAAATGCTGCTAAAGCTAATCTAGTATCACCATTATACTTAGTTAATAGTTCTTTCATGCGTTCTGCATTACCCGCAATATTTTCTTTTGCTGGCGATAAGTCAGAATCCACATTTGTCATAGCTGCCAATAAATTAGCAGGTACACCTGTTGAATCTGATGCTTGCATAATTTCACTCTCAAATTTATGGCCTTCAGCAGTATTAGGAGAAGAACGTGGACCTGCCATAAACTCTCTAAACTGTTTATAATTATTAACTATTCCTTGTGCTCTATGTTTACCTAATCTTTGCATGGCTCCTGTTTCAACCATAACATTATTAAGCATGCCTAACTTCCATTGTTTACCGTCATAAAATTTGTAAACATTTTTACGTAATAAGTTTTGTTTTTCTTCCGTATCATACTCAGCTGTATTAAAACCATTTTTCTTTAATAAATCCGAATCATTTTGCCAATCTAGATTGCCTACATTTAACACCCCTCTTTGCGCCCAAGCATTCTTTAATGCAGGATTTTTATCTAATGCATTTTGTAAGTATTTTGCATCACCAGTTTCAGAAAAGTCTAAAATAGCGGTATCTGTATCTTGAGCGGCTAATTTTCCTTCTAATGCTTTATACATTTGTAAAGTTTGAGCGTTTTTAGCTTTTTCAACATCTGCAGGCGAACCAGGTATAACATTCATAGTTTCAGGGTCGTAACCCATTATTTTTAGCTCTTGGTCGCGTTTTTCTTTTTGAAAACGTAATTCTTCTCTACGTCCTCTTTCTTGAAGACCTAATGCTATACCTCTATTAACACCCGCTGTAATTGGTCCTGACATTATACTTTCTCCATTTTTAATCCTATAGCATCATAATCTACTAAAATAGCGTTATCAGTATGCACAATAGCTTCAGGTTTAACTTTAATTACTTCTTGCGCTAAAACACCTTTATATTTTTGTTTATCTCCCTTATAATTAAACTCATAAATATTAAAACCTTTTTCATAACCAACTTTTTTAATATTTTCTTTTAACTCTCTATCTGAAGCCATAATAGCAGCTGAAGCTATAGATGCACCTGCACCTATTAAATCGCCCATACTATTCATATTTTGCACGCCTAATTGTGTAGATTGATTTATGTAAGAGTTACCAAAATTATTCCTTGAGTTTATACCAGAATTATAAGCACTTGTTACAGTATTAGCTGAGCTACCTACATTACCTAACAATGCTGTACCTTGACCTAAACCAACACCTAAAAACTTAAGTTTTTCTTCTGCTACCATTTTATCGCCACTAGTTCTTATCGAAGCTCTGGCAATGGCGTTACCTACTTTAGCTTTATTAACCTCATAATACTCTAAACCGCTATTTTTTAGACCTCTTTGCGCAGCATCACGTCTTATAGATGTTTCAACAGCTTGAAATTCTTTTTGTTGGTTTTCAAGTCCTAATGTAACAAGCTCATCGGCGTCAAGACTATTATAGTAGTCACCAAGATTTTGCTGTAAACTACCGTATACAGCTTCCCAATCCGCATATTGTTCTTTTTGAAACTCCAGTTGTTCTTTAGAAAAGTCAATCTGCTCTTTAGACATAGCTACAGCAGCTTTATTAGCGTCTGCTGCGGCTTGAGCTGCTTTTTTCTCGCCTTTACGATTAGTAAGACCTACAGCGTCCGTAATACCCCCTATTACATCTCCCATTAATCAAACTCCTTAATAAGTTGTGTATAGTCAACTTGTGCATT